TCGCTTCTGTCCTCGTTGGCATGGTGAACATCCACACCAGCCGGTAGTGGTCTACCTAGTGCGCGCTCGGCTACCAAAACATGAGCGAACTTACGCTCTCCATTGCCGATACGATGCACGACATAACCGCGAGTCACGGTTCCGGCCCCATGCTCTCTATATTCTTTGGTCATTCGCCCACCGCCGCGTTGACTTCATCGTAGGCGTTCGCAAGCGATTGCATCTTCGTCTTGAACGTATTCCACTGGGGAGTCGTAAATCCAAATGCGTTCTGCACCTGCGTCTCAGTCAAATCGCCAGCAGCTATGCGATTACGAAGCCAAACCGCAACCAGCGCCAAAGCCTCTTTGTCCCGATCACGGTAGAACTCCCGCACCCGCGCGACGAACTGCGTCGCGTTTTGGAACCGCAGCGCAGGCATAGCATCGGCCTCGATTGCCTGCTCGGCCTCATTGTCAGCCGCCGACACCAGCAGCACGGCGTTACGAGCCGTGGCTATCGCGTTGGTGTCAGCCCCTACGGCAGCGAGGTACTCAAGACGAGCGAACTCACCTACGCCGTCTGAGTGAACCTCGGTGACATAACGCCGACCATCAGCTTGGGCGTGCCCATCTGGTGTAACGGTAAAAGGCATTATTAACCACCGAGCGTGAACACCCCCGTCGCAGCTGGGAGAACGGTCAGCGTATTTGGCACCGCAATCGTGAACTGGCTCGTTGATAGCGCCGCATAGCAAATCGGCACTCCATTAGCGGCACCAGTACTCGTACGAATAACCGCATACCGCACGTTGGTCAGAGTGGACGCAGACGCGGTGAACACGATACCCGTCGTGGTGTAGTAGAACTTCATAGTCGAAGTATTAGCCGCAACCGACCACGCAGCAGCGCTTACTGTCGTCCCACCAGCGACATAAGGCAACCCGCCAGCCGACGTGCTAATTTCACTTCCGATAGACCCCCATGTAGTAATCAGAGAAGTGACTGATTTACCGATGGACAGGTTAGCTGACGCAGATGTTCTATGCAGCGCCATCACGAACACACCGGAGCTAAGTTGTAGCCCAGCAGTACCCATCTTTCTTTTTGCAACACCAAAAACTTTCCAAGCTGATGCAGCCATGATCCTTACTCCTTATCTTCAGTTGAAATCTCCGCACCTGTACGGAGGATATAAGCCAACAACCCATCACCATGCACCTGCATGTCTATATCGTCACACATAAACTGCACCATGCCGATAAATTCATGCGCCTGCACTACTTGCCAGTTAGTAGTAAGAAACTCCCGATCCGTGGGAACCCCAGCTACAGTCAGTACAGTTCGAAAAGCGTACTCACGATCATTTTCCGCTTGCGCGTATGCATGATGTTCTTTTTCAGTCACACACGAATCACAGCCAAATAAATGAAACCGACGATACCCCAACGTCCGCAATAAAGGAATGGTACGTAAAAGAACGGTACTGCCTCCTAGAACGCTCCACCATTTTTTACTGTACGCGGCGTCGTATATGTCCTTGTACTTCTGACCCGCCACATGCCACAGATACGTCATTTCCTTGGGCAATCCTTCCAAAACCGAAGGATCACACTGAGAAGAAATCAAATACACACAGTCATCGATAACTGGTCTAGCAAACCTAGCGTTGTGCTCTCTCGCATCCACAATAACCGTAGCTGATGGCTTGAGGCCATTTTCCAGCGCCCAGTTATACGAATTATTCATCGTAATGAGTTTTACATTTGGGTTAGTACGAAGTTCTTTGATCTCGTCCAGATGGTCATTCAAGGAAGGCCCGCCACCCAAAATAACGCATTCAAACTTATTTATTTCGTGCGGATAGCACTGCTTCCAATCTTGAGCGGTGTTATGCGCTATGTTGGCTCCTATTTTTTCCTCAGACAGATTAACGTCTCCTTTTTCTTGGAGAAATCCCGCACCCGCCCATGCACTAACGTAAAACGCACACCCACCCGAAAATTCAGCAGACCAGTGAATAACGCACTCGCGCGACCTAAACTGCTCCAACCACCACTCATACGAGCGTACGGTCAAATGCAGCGGATGCCCCACCAGCACCCCAAGCCTGTCTTCCTCAGTTGCGATAGAAAAGAAAACACGGGGCGCGGCCATCAAAATGCTATTTAGCACCGTGCCTACATTCTCCGGAGCGATATGCTCCATCACATCCACACAGTAGCCGTACGTAGCCTTATGCTTGATCTTCTCAGTCAGATCCGCCTGATAAAAACGTAAAACATCCGACTGGGCCTCCAACATGCCTTGGATATCTTCGTCCAAGCAATTATCGGCAAAATCAAGCATGGTCACATTCAAACTCGCTCCAGCAGGGGGCGGCAGCGCCATCAGCAATGAAGCACGCCCAGTCCCACAGCCAAAATCAATGACCGTAGCGCCTACGCGCGGGCGGGCCTGCTGAAGAAACGTAGGCACCGCCATCTCTCCGGGCGATACCTCTCTGTATCTGGGGTTATCCCAGATCCGCTTGTATATCTCCCGCTCAGGAGGACGAATGGCTACAGCTTTTTCCACGCCTCGTACTCCTTTTTATTGAACACCGTTTCACCTGAACGATTGTTACTAGCGCTACCACCAAGGTAGGCCAAAAACGCCACCCGCTCACTTGATGGGACACCCGAAATCAACATCCGCTCCACCACTTCAACCTTGGGCGGACTCCCGCCAAACCCCGCTCTACCTGTGCCAGCCATGCTAAGAAACCTCCACGCGCGTTTGTAGCGTTCGATTTGTATCTAGACGGTTCTTGCCGTCCCCCAGTACCTTGAACAACCCCAACGCTTCCTTGAACTGCTTGTCATACGCTGCCAGCAAGTCCGCTTCACCCTTCAGAAATACATACGCCTCAACCAAAGTGCCGTACAACAAGGCCGAATCGAAATTGCTACTCAGCCATGTAGTGTTAGCCCCACCCGCATCCACTAGGGATTGTGGGTATGCGTAATAGTGTAACTCCACTGCATAACCGGAATCGGGCGTTTTTGCCACGACAAACGTGTCGTCATCGAACATGGCGTAATACTCGGGCACCCCTGTATCTGTAGGATCTGCGTAGGCTTCCCGAATCCAACTAACGTCTTTCTGGAGCAACTGCTGGTAATTCCCGCTACCGTCTATTACCGCAATTTCGAACGGGGCCAGAAAATCCGTTGGCAGCGATAAATATCGGTTACTGGCGGTTAATGCTCCTGTTTGATTTTTCCGGAATTTCGGATGTTGCGCGAAATTAACAATCCGCTGCTCCGCCTGCCGAATAAACGTCGGAATATGCGTAATAAACACCGCTTCATAATTCTCGGTGTAATCCTTTACCGAAGTCACAAGGTCGTTATAGGACAGCGCCATATCAGCCTCGTTTTATCGTGCCTTTAATTCCCGTCACCGCTACTATTTTTGTTGTCGGAGTGACGTTGGTGTTGAAAATAGGAGCACCTGAAAAAGTATAGGTTCCTGACATGACCGGTGTATTTGTCACATCCGACCGCGTATCTGGCCTCGGATTCCTGAGTGCCTGTGGGTCGTATATCGGCGTATCCCCCAGCCGTAGCTGCGGATGATCGACATCAAAGCAGGGACCGCAAACGAACAGCCCGGTTTTCTTTAAATTGACCACCTCATCATGCAAATCACGCAGGGGGTATTCCCAACCACAACGGTCGCAAATGCCACGCGCGATCCTGCCCTGTGCAAACGCTTCGCTCATACGCGCCCTATATGCGGTACTAGCCGTAACGGTGCTTTTTCACGGTCTTCAGAGCTAGCCATATCAAACTGCTCGTCGTAAATGCCTTTCAGCATCTGCACCCGCTCCAACAGCTCAGGCTTACGCAGAGACATCTGGTACGCCAGCCCTGCCACCAGCGCAGGGTAAAACCTGAAAGGCACGTCAGCGGTCAAGCTCGCCGTACCTCCAGCGTCCTCTAAACGCCGCAGATAGTAATAGAAGAGGGTCCATATCTGCGCGG